ACAATTTTCATAATTGTTGGCATGTCTAGAGCATTCTCTAGTTCACCCTTGTTAGCAGCTAATTCTGGAGCTGATGTTTTTAGTGCAACTGCTGATGCAGCCAGCAGTGTGTCTACTGCTTCGTTTTCATTGAGGGACCCGTCAAGCTTTGCCATGTGAGTCATAAACTCTCTTAGTTGTGCGATTGGTAATGGTCTAAGTGTAACCACTGTTCCATTTTGTAGTTCGATTTCGTACGTTTCGTATACCTTGGTAGCCAAAGTATTCCTCCCATTCATATAGTCTCTAGATAATTTTACCAGACACTAGGTATTAAGACAACAAAAGGCCCCTACGAATAGGGGCCAATTGGTTGAGACTGAATAAGGTTAGTTATTAAGCGCTTGCGACATTTCTGTCAACGATCATTCCGTACTCAGCGCCAGAGAATGCTGGATCTGGTAGTAATCTGAATGATACTGGGAATACTGTTGCTTCGTTACGACGATATGAGTGTGAAGAAGCCTCTACGTTCAATACACGACGTGCATGATATAGACGCTCTCTCTTAGCTCCTGCTGTTGAACGAGGTGCGTTACCAATAAATACAAGTGCTCTTTCTACTGGCTCTGCTCCAAGTGCTCCTGCCTCAAGTCCTAGTGACTCTCCGCCTGTACCCTTTGCGTATGCTGTATCTGCTCCTGCACCTGTTGATGCATCCTTTGTTGATCCTGCTTGTGCGAATGAGAATAGAAGATTCTCAAGAGTTGCTTCTGCTAGTGTTGTGTTTACTGAAACTGTCATTGCTTGCTTGAAAAGCTTAGCTGTATCAAGTAGCTGATCTACCTGAATATCACCGTAATCTGGTGAGTACTGTACTTCAATTCCTTCTGATGTAAAACCAACGTTTCTCCAACCATCTGCACCAGTCGCTGCATCCATTGCTGTTGCTGCTGTTGTTCCTGCTGTAAATGTTGGTATTGCGTATGTTGGCCATGCTGCAACCTGTGTTGAGTCTTTCTTTGAAACCCAAACGTTAGCGGCACCAACAATAATATTATTTACATTTGCCATTTTTTGTTCCACCTCCATCTTTTTTGTGGATATAGTTATTGCTTAAAATCTTACCAATTAAAACGAACAGCTGGCTAGGCTGACAAATCCTCGATAGTTAAATAATACAGCCTAATATGTTAAAAAGCAAGGCCTAGCTGAATCGGCCAGTAGATGAGGATATTTGTCTTCCATACTTATATCTGATTACTACCTGACCTGCTTGCCAGCCTACTTTTTCACGCTCTGGCTCAGGAGAAAGGAGATCTATTAGTGAGACCGAAAAGAAGATAAATGGGGAAGATGTCCCAATATAGGTATTTATGTCTTCTGCTGTTTCGTCCATTCTTCTAAATAGGTCTAGCATCAAATTTTGGATCTCAGCAATTTCTGCATAGGACTTGGAATATATAGTAAACATCATAGAGTCTCTACATATCATCCAATTATCTTCATAGCCGTCTGCCACGTAATCATAAATAATATGGTTCTTATCAGCCAAAGCTCCGTCTAGCAAGGCGTCCTGCTGTGATGGAAGAATTGGAATCATTGTAAATTCAGTTCCGCTTAATAAGTCTATTTGATAGTCTGATGGCTCAAACATCTTTTGTCCAGTCTTTACATTTGAATTTGTAGTAGTTAGCTTACTCCATAGGAAGTCTCTTACCGCACCTGCTGCGTTTAATGAATAGTCTGTCATTAGATTGTGTTAGCCTCCCTTGTGGCACTTGCCTTCGCCAAAGATCTTACTGCCTCTGGAGATATCTTACCTATAGAAATCTTGCTTGATATTAAAGATGGAACTCTAGAAGAAGACTTTGCTGCTCTAGTAACTCTTTGCTTTACTCCAGAATCTTCAATGCTTGCCTTGACCATTGTTCCCTTAAAAAATCTTTCGTACGTTCTTCCAAATCCAGCAAACACATTGTTTCCGCCAGGATTTTTAACACGAACACTTTGTCCTTTTGGAAGGACTACCAGCTTTCCATTCTGCCCTTCAAAGGCTAATCTTATAGATGCGGCTCTTGGCTTAATAACCACTGGAATTCTATACTCCATTATTCTTGCCTTTTCTTTAAATACATATTTTTTTAAAGATCTTGTATTGGGGACTGTTGACTTTGATTGCTTAAAAGAATAAGATAAGGACATGTCATAGCCTCTGGAAGGGGTCATATCAAGGCTCCACAGCCTTGCTGACGGGTCTCCAGGTCTTTTCCACTCATATACATGGTGAAGCCTAGATGTGTAGCTTCTAGCCTGTGCATCTACATAGAATGATAAATCTTTATTTATTTGATTAAATATCTGAGTCTTAACTGCTTTCTGGGTTAGTGTTGAGTTTACAAGATAATCTATGGATGCAGCTTTATAATATAGAGCTGCTGCCATTTTACTTACCGATCCATTATCTTTAATCATACCTTTAGATCCGCCAGCCAGCATTATTTGCTCTGCGGATTTAATTTGAGATATGATATTAGACTTCAAGTTTCTGAACCTCTGACCTCTGTGCATTTATGTTAAAGGATAGTATTTGGCCAAATGGGTCAAGCACTGGTGTTACTCCCATTACATCAAATATGGTAGGGGTATCATAATTATTGTTTATTAGCTCAAACCAAATAACTTCGTCTTTGCTATTTCTAATGTTAGTAATTCTCTGTGTTTTAGATGATTTATATTTTGTCTCTATGATTATTCTTTCCATGTTCTCATAGCGCTCACCTATTTTTTCTGAGCTTCCGCCAGTTCTTCCAGTGTCTGAAATATATCCTCTAGCTAAGCAAGGCTCTGTGCCCTTGTATCCCCATTTTTTAACTAGGGCGCCTGTATTTTCATCCTGAGAGATAATGACCTCATAGATGTCCATCTTCATATTGAGGGTAGATTCTATTAGGCCTCTTGACATTAAATAACCACCATACGGTTTGCAACAAATGGCTCAAGCATTCTGTCTACTGCAGAATTTCCTGTTCCAGTATATGCTGCTGGAGAAATATCTACACTCCAGTCTCCAGTTTGCATAGACTTAACGTACTTCTCCTTCCATACAGTGTCTTGGTGGAAAAAGTCATTTGATAGTCTTATTGTACAATCATATATCTCTATTGGAACGTTTTTATATCCAAACATTCCTTGAACTGTGTACTTAGATCCATTATTAAAATATCCAGCGTTTGGTCTATCAGCTTGATATGGGTATGATTCAAATACTTCTAAACCAGCACCCTTATCTATTGCAATTGCATAGTTAGTGTCTGTTACCTTTAATGTAACTTGATTCTCTGAAGAGCTTGCGTCATACACAAGAACATCGTTCTCCCATACTTTTGAAACCGATTCAATTCTTTCTGGAAGCAATAGGACGTCTACCCCATCACCAAGAACCGATATGGTCTTTTGACCATAATCAAATTTCTGCCCAGTAAATGCGTTAATCTTAAATCTAGCATATCTTTCTGCAGACATAATCTCGTCATATGTTTTGTAATTAGAATCTACTGTGTCTACTCCATATCCAGAATAGTCTACTATATCTGCTACTGTAGCATATGGTCTTGTTACAATATAGTGCTTGCGATCTGAAAATGCCGTTCCAGATATTGTATAATCAATCTTTAAATAAAAATACTTATAATTGTTTGTAGCTGCAATTGGAACATATGTAAAATAGCTTCCTGCGTCAACATCTGTATTGTTGGCAGTCAACACGGTACCAGTAGTTGCATCCTCATAGAAGATTGTAACTGTTGGACCGACATCTGGATCCTTGGCTATACCATTATAGTAAGTCTTAAAGTTTATAGGACCATTCGTTCCAGCGTGTATTTCTGCCATTTGTTATCTCCTTATGAGTAGTATTCGTTAACTTCTCTAGGTGTAGCTAAACGAAAACCTTCTTGCGTATCAAAAATCTCCATAGCCGTTTCCATTGGCATTGCTACAAATGGGTGCTCCTGGCTAAAACTATATCCAAAAGTCTCATAACTTTTGTTCTTTCTTTCCATCTTTACAAGTGCCGAGTCAGGGTCTTTATTAAAATCTTCAGCATTTGCAAATACTGGTGCTGGAGGAATCTCTTCCCTCTCTACCGCCTTTAAATTATCTATAAGATCTGAGGTGACTCCCTCTTCCGCTAGAGCCGCAAGAACTTCGGCTTTAGTTTTTGCAGATTCTAAGTCTACGCCAAACTCTTCCGCAACCTTTTTTAGTTCTGCTAATTTCATTGATTCTAATGACATTTATTTCCCCGTTTCTTTGATTTAATTATAGCATTTTGCACACTATAAAGGAAAAGGGCCCCCTTTAAGAAAGGGGCCCTTCTCACACTTTGTTGTCCTAATTTAAAATTATGGACGAGCTGCTGGAAGATTCGTGTATGAACCTCCACCAGTATTTGCTGCGAATGAGCGTGTATCGTAACCTGCTGCAACCTTGACGTTCTTAACGACAACGAATGCATCTGGGTTTTCGATTGCTGTACCAACACGAAGGAACAGTGTATATTCTGTTGTGTCCTTCTTTGGCTTGAACTCACGGTGTACTGTAATGTCACGCTTCACACCAACAATTACGTTGTCTGGGAATGTGAGGTGTACGTCACCGTGTGCACCTGATGGGCTGGTATATGTACCAGTTTGGTTCTCGTCTAGAAGTGGAACTTCTAGTACTGGGATACCGTAAGCGTAAGGAATTACGCCACCTGGAGCACCGTTATTAGCTGCAACATCTCCACGAACGATAGAAGATGCGATATCT